TGTGGTTTTGGTGTTAACACTGTTTAATCACCCGTCCACACGGAGATGACCTGCAAATCATCCTACATCAACGCGCACCAACGCGTCCACCGTATCGCCCCCCAAAATTGGAGGTTTGTATCTATGGTTATCCTTCTTATTATGCACTCTGCCTCTCTTGTCGACCAGGCACCACCCAGCGCAGTAGTCCAATGCGCTCTGGGAGGCAGCCTGGTATGTCTCAACAAGAGAGTCCATACCGATGCCATACACTTCCTGAAGGTAATCATCAAATTCCGTGATAGGATGGACTGGCGTTGTGTGTATCACCGCGCCGATTTTTGTTTTGTCCCCCATCTCGTTCAGTTTTGTGGCTCGAACGTCGAGATAGGGGGTCGGAGAAAGTGCTTCAGACGTACTGAGAAGCAGGTCGCGAATGATGGGAACGTGTCTGTGTTCATAGGCGGAGCATAAATACTTCCCCGCCATGTAATCACGATCGTTGATCTGCGCGTTCCTGTTGGGGCGCAGATTCAATTTTGACAAGACACGCCCAAATTGTGGGACTGGACGAACACCTATCGGGCTCCTTACATACCTTTTCCTATAAAAAGTGGCGTGATGCCGGCCGACCTGAGGTACAACCTCTGCCTTCATTCCCGAGACAGAGACAACAGCCTCAATGCTGGACTTGACAGCATCGGCATCACCAACCACATAGCCCAAGTAATCGTCCCCCCCGTGGATGTTCGTGCTCTCCGCAATGCCAGCGCGATCCATCGCAGCTTGCATAAGAGCCATGCTCACATAAGAATTGCCGGTAGTGGTGGTCGTCTCTCCTGACCACCGCTGCCCTTCGATAGAACCTGCCACGCCATAACGTGTCCAGACTCGTATTTTCGTAGTCTTTGCGAACTCACGAACAAACCAATCGGGTGCCCCCAATTTCCGATAGAACATCGCTTCGTATTTGCGAAATTCCTTCGATTGACTTCCATCATTATTCTTCATATCGCTCTCGATCGCGACCCCTGGCGAAGACTCCATGATATCCCCGAGCGTCTCTCCGCTCGAGCCACATGCGTATATGGCCCTGTTCCCCGTATTCTTGGGGTTGCTCAGGGAAAACACGGTCTTCATCCTGTCGTTGAGCTCCATAACGACAGGACCAGTAAGCGCATTGTACATATCACTACCTTGATATACAATGCGGGGTTGTGTGCGATGCTCTTTCAAGAGCGCTTCTTGCTTTGCGAACACATGCTTCACCGCCATGTCACTGTTCAACTGATGCTCAGCCAAAGCGGCAAGAAGCCGCTCAGCCTTACCACCGGCACATTTTGCCAAATACTTGGATATCAAGTCTTTGTCTACGCGGATGACGTCCAAGGGATCAAACTTGGACATCAAGAGTGCATGGCCCTCCTTAAAGGCGAGCTCATTCTCTAGATGCGGTGCGTAATCGCACCGTTTCTTCATGGCGTGCATGGTGGAAGCAGATGTATTGGTCGGAATAGTGATAGGCACATTTGCCATAATAGCACCCTTGGCAACTCCGATAGAAAAATCGTCGTCGTTCTTAACTCGGGTGACATTGACACTCACGTCTATGTTCTCAAATTTGACCTCATGGTCATACTCAGTGTAGGCGTTCGATTCGATGCCCTCACTGGTGACTGAGGAACGGGAGGAAGCAACTCCCCCCTTTAGTTTTTGAATGTTGATGGGAGATTGCTCTCCAAATTGCATAAAATGCAT